CGCTTCCAAACTACAGGATGAAGGCGGCGAGCTAAACGAAGATGCTCTCATGAAGATGATGGGTAGCATGCTCGGCGGTCTCGGAAAATAACCTAACAGTATACTAAATGAAGGTTTGGTTTGACGACCCTGGCCAACTCGTCAGTGAAAAAAACTTTTTACAGTTCTGGCCCAATTCTAGCCAGAGCCCAGAGGACAGGATCAACTCAGCCTCTCGATTTATTATTTATGCCGCATCCTTGCTCTATTTAATCAGGCGCGACCCCCGAGTGTTTATTCTCGGTGGGACTCTCATCGGTGTCATTTACGTCCTCCACAAAGCGAAGATGGTTCGCGAGACGTTCATCCCCACCCCCGCGCCGGGGCAGGGTGGACGTCCCAGCTGCCAGAAGCCCACTATGGACAACCCCATGGGTAACGTCCTCATGAGCGACTATAGCACCGCCCCTAACAGGTTGGAGGCGTGCTATTATCCCTCTGTGAAGCCACACGTGCAGCGCTACACGTCGGACCGAATCCCGTACGACAGTGGGCGTTCGAGGACCGCGATGCCGAAGTACCTTCGCAACGCGATGGAGAGGCAGTTCGTCACGATGCCCGTGACTAATATTCCAGGAGGGCAAACTCAATTCGCGGAGTGGTTGTACGGTCCCAAAAACGGCCCGATGTGCAAGAGTAACTCAAAATTCTGCAATCCCAACGCCCGAGGTGCTCAGCTCGAATCTTTCTCAGGACTCGCTAGCGATGGTGATAGGCGATAATTATCTTATGTTATAATAAATGGCGTACCAACTCCAACCCGGACTCTCCATCGTTCAGAACAGCGGGGCCCTCCCCCCGGTCAAGGCTACTGACGAGGTTTTTGTGTACCCCCAACCAAGTGAACTCAACTGCGGTTCTTGCCGACCGAACACGATGCTGTACGGCACCGCGCCGTTCAAGGCTGGAAAGGGAGCCCCAGCGCAGCACATAGACGTCAGTGACCAACTTCGTCCTCAGAGCACGTCTCGCTTCAACAAGCACATAGTGGAGACGTATGATCGTGGATACTTTCCCCTCAACAACATGGAGTGCAAGCTCCCTCTTAGGTCTATGTCGTACGAACCCTCCTCCACTCGCTCTGACCTCCAGAACAACCTTTTCAGTCAAAGGTATTTTAGTAAAAAATAAATGTTAATAAGTAATAAGAATGGCCGATCCCATCTCTCTGATGGCGGTTGCCGGACTCGTAGTCGCGGGTCGTAACTTGAGCTCGAAAACGAAACCTCCTGAAGTTACTACCGAACCGTTATTTATGAAGCAGCCCATCGTCGTGGAGGAAGACAATTTCGAACCTCCCGTGCGAATTGAGCACAAGCGCGAAATGACAAACTTTGGTGACATCGCGCCCGGTACACGAAGCAGTGGTCAGGAGATGGGTGATATGAGGAACCGAATGTACGACCATGGCCGAATGAACAACCTGTCCCCCATAGAGAAGGAGTTGGTCGGCCCCGGTCTCGGGCTCGGTGCCAACGTCCCAGCGGCGGGAGGTTTTCAGCAGATGATTCGCGTCAACCCGGTGAATGTCGGTGAATACAAGCTGACGACTCTCCCAGGCAGGACCGGACCCGCGGCTGATCATAGCGGTGGCAGGGCCGCGGTGGTTGGTCAGCTCACCCATAACAAGCCCGCGACCACCACACACCTCCCCTCGCGTCTTCCCACCGTGCCCGGAAGGGCTCAGGGCATGACCGGCGTCGTCCCCCGCACCGAACACGAACGGACCAAGCGAACTACGAACCGTTCGCAGACCGGGCACAGGCGGGATGGTCTCGAGTTCAATCCCGCGAAGCGCGTCATCTCCAGTCTCACCTCGGCGCAGGACCCCACCCGATTCAAGAGCGATAACAACGGCATGCATTTGATGTATAACAACCAACCGGCGCCCGGTATTTCGAATTTCAAGGGTGGCTACACGAACACCGTGGCGGCTCAGATGAACGCGAAGAACAACGAGCAGTTGATGAAGTACGGATTCCGCCCGGAGGACAAGCGTGGAAAGGCGAACCGTATGGGCAACGCCGGGCGTATGAATGTGAGAGAGTCGGCGCTCAAACAAGGTGGCGCTGTGACCGCGGTCCGAAGCGACACGAGCCGAATAGACGGGCGCCTCGCGGCTGCCAACGGTGGGTGGATGCAGAATTACCAACAGAAGCCCTACCACAATTTCAACGCGTACAAGGGCCAGGGCAATCCTCACGTCAACAACCTCGGTCTGGTCAAGAGACAGTTGGAAAACAACCCGCTCGCGCACCGATTCTACCAGTGAAAATAGGTTTAAGAATAAAAGAAAACACTCATTAAAATATTATACCTGTATTTTAATGAAGGTTCATAACTTTACGATCGACAGTAGTCAGAGGGACCCGACTGTCCACGCGAACCCGAATGATTACACCGTGAGTCTGGACGACGCTATATACGACGTGCAGCAGATAAAATTAGTCAGTGGACGCGTGCCTTGTCCGCAACTATTGATAAACGAGTCGAATCAAAGTTTCAGTTATTCACAAGGTGGAACTACATATGGAGTAACATTTCCCCCTGGAAATTACACGGGTACGGAGCTAGCGGCGTTATTCCATCCGGATTTCAACATCTCTTACATCGCGTCTAAGAATAGTTTTGGTATGGGAACTCCCGTCGGTGGGGAAATCACTTTCTTATTTGCATCTGGAAACGGTGGTGGACAATCAGCAAATACAAACATACACGAAATACTGGGCTTGCCACCCACAGATATTACAATGCCCGGAAACATTTTCGGCGCGGCTAATTTTAAAGGTCCCAATTCCCTAGTGCTGCGCATCTCGTCTGGATCCGAAAAGATGAATCAGAGTGTGTACGTGTCCGAACCGTATTATACCGGTCATATCCTTCTGGACGGAACTGACTTTGTGAACACGAACGGTAACGACGATAAGTTGACCCACGAATTTCATTCCGGTGCTCTTAAATCCGTCAAGGATCTTCGCATCGAGTTTTTCTATATGAGTCAAGGGAAGTTGATTCCTTATGATTTTAGGAACCAGAATCACGTGCTGAAATTCGAAATCACCTGTTCCACCGACAAACTGGAGAATCTGACATCCATGTCACCAGCCGAGGAAGAAAAAGAGGTCGTAAACATTCCAGATACGACTACTGTCGAAAAGGAAAAGAATCTTTACGAATTCAAAATTGAATGGATTTACATCACGCTCATAGTCTTCACAGGAGTTCTCCTGATCTTATCTATGGGTAAGAGACGTACCGCTTAGCGGGTGATGGCGTAGACCGGCTGGGCGGGCTTGGAGACACGGCCGTTGACGGTAGTCACGATGAGGTACACCACGACGGAGAGAAGGGTGGTGAGGAGGGCGGTCATGGCGTAAGCCTTGCCGCCGTTGCGGGGGACCTTGACCACCTGGGTGATCGACCAGCGAACGAAGTCCTGGACGGACATCGCAGCGGCGAAAGAGAAACCCGCGACGATGGAGTTAAGGGTCTGGGTAGAAAGCTCCTGTGAGACGAGGTTGACCGTTTCGATGGCGGCGGACATTGTGTTGGTTATATATTAGACGGGGAAAATAATTCATTCGAATGACAATTTCTCCGGTTCGACTATCTTTTTAAATTTTTTAGACCGTATCTTTTTGGTTTTAGTGAAAAGTTCGTCGTCTGAATCATCTGTGCTGCTCTGCTCTGATTCATACCGCTTAAACTGCTCCTCATCGTCGTTGAAAGACCATGGCTCAGGTTCATTCATTCTGTTTATTGATAGCATTTTTTAACATCTCCTCTACCGGGGATTGAGGAGTCCACGTATCCCACAGGTCAAACGCCAGATTAACTTCAGTCAGAAAGGGGTCATCTCCTGAGTACCTGACGAAGTCGGGACATTCCTCTTCTGGGACCTCCTCAGCCTCCTCCTGCTCAGAGTCGGTGTAAATTTCTGGCATAGTGCTCCCCACACACTGACCCACTGTGCACATCGCACAATACTTTTGAGCATATTCGACGTCTCCTGATATTATTACGTCCCTGCCACATCCTTTGGCGTATTTACCTGCGATCAGCACACTCTTTTCGAACACAGGTAAGATGATGTCCGTCATCGCAGAGATCCAATTTTCCATCATATTTTCGTCGGAACCACCGAATCCGGTTTGCATAAACATTAAATACAGGGGAGATTGTTTTATTTCTAATAAAACGTCCCAGACTGAGTAAAAAAAAGAGGTAATAAAACCCCCTGTACTATTAGATGAATCTTCAGCTGAAGAAGTTCAAACCCGAGGGGATGACGGACGACCGTGTGTGTGTGTTCATTGGGAAACGTAACACCGGTAAGTCCACGTTGGTAAAGGACATAATGTATCATAAGAAACACCTTCCGGCTGGTATCGTGCTCTCGGGTACCGAGGAGGGTAATCATTTCTATTCTACCTTTATACCCGACCTTTTCGTGTACGGGGACTATGATCGCGATGCAATAGAGAGAGTCATGGCCAGGCAGCGCAAGCTGGTCGGCGCCGGGAAGAAAAATTGCGGCGCCTTCATGCTTCTGGACGATTGCATGTACGACTCGAAGTTCTTGAAAGACACGTGTATTCGTCAGTGCTTTATGAACGGTCGTCATTGGAAGATTTTTTTCATGTTGACGATGCAATATGTGATGGACTTACCACCGGCACTTCGAGCTAACGTCGACTACGTTTTCATCCTTCGTGAAAACATCATTCAGAACAGAGAGAAGTTGTACAAGGCGTTCTTCGGAATATTTCCTTCTTTCGACATGTTCTGTAAAGTCATGGACGCATGTACCGAGAACTACGAGTGCTTGGTCCTGGATAATACCGTCAGATCAAACAGAATCCAGGACTGTGTGTTCTGGTACAAGGCGACGGTCAGGAAAAACTTCAGGGTGGGAAGTCCCGACCTCTGGAAACTGCACAAGAAGATGTATAATCCCAGGCACGGAGACGTCAAGGAGGAAGACGCTAAGAAGGCGACGAAACAGACTAGGTTGAAAATCACAAAGACGAGGTGACCTGCGTCTGAGGCAACATTGAAAAAGCTATGGGTATATTAAATGGCCGACCCACGTGTTACCACGATGAACCTCTCAGACAACGGAGACGGGATGGTACCCCTCAATCCGACCACGGCGTTTCATCAAAACGAGGCGTCGTATGCGATTCAGGAGGAAAAAAATATAATTCAACAACAAGAGACGATGGACTCTACGCCGATTCACGATATTATGATGGAACCTCCCACCATGACCCACGAGCCCAAGATGCAAGGTGCCATGCCGCACATGACAGCTCCGGATCCTCAGGGTGCGTATCAGATGCAGGCGGAGAAGCCCGCGAGCAAGAATGTGTTCAACTTGACCGATGATCAGCTCACCGCTCTCGTCGCAGGTTTCTGTGCGGCGGTTTCTGTGTCTAAGCCCATCCAGGACCGCCTGGCGACCTCTATCCCCAAATTCCTTAACGAACAAGGGGGTAGAAGTTTGGTCGGACTCGCCTCCACCGGAGCAGTGGCGGCCGTCGTTTTCTTCCTAGTGAAGGATTACGTGGTTAAGAACTAATTCTCCCAACCCATATTAGAATAAATGCTCCCATCGAAGAACTGGTGCGCAATCAGATTACCAGCCACGAAAGTCCCAAGTAATAAGGAAATAA